CTAAGATAGTTTTTCATTTCTTCTATACTTACAACCATAACCAGCACCCCTTTCTATTAATTATGCTGTAGCCTTAATTGGAAGAATCTGAATAGCCTCTTTTAATACAAGCTTTCCATCGACTCTCTCCTTAGCCACAAAACCAATCATTCCATTACCTGCGAATAGTTCAGTAAGTTCTTTGAAAGAACGAGCTCCTCTATCGCCAATATTGTAATAGCTAAAATCACCAAATGCGATTGCATTTTCTGGAGCAAAAGCTGAAGTCTTAACTGGATATCCTAGAATTCTATCAGGCTCACCTTCCTGATAAGATGGCTGCCAAATATATGCACCATTGTTATCTTTAAGCTTTCTCACCTGTGCGATTGTCTTATCGTTCATGATAAAAGTTGCATTCTTTCTATATGGACGTTTTAATGCATGGATAAGGTCAATCAAATCATCAGATTTTACTGCTGTGACATCCTTTAGATAAGTTCCTCCGTTAGTTTTATTAAAAATACCAGTTGGTTTACCAGTACCATCACCGTTTAGGAAAGCATCTTCCTCTGCGTTTGCCAGTGCTTTACCAAAAGCTGTCAAGATATGGTCCTCTAGTTTAAATGCATTATCGTATAATAGCTCTTCTGTTATTTTGATTGCGACATGAAGTTTATGTGCATCAAGAAGCACCTGTGCAAACTTAGAATCGCCAAAGTTAAGTGCTCCACCTTCTTCAATCCAAGCTGCTGCAGGATCTGACATAGCAATATTGATTTTATGCTGACCACTTGTTGTGATAGTTGTTCCAAGAGAACGCATGATATTTTCTTCTTCAAGTGTCTCAATCAATCTGTCATCGTACTCATCCGGAACCAAATACCCACCATCTGCATCAACACCTTCTTGAAGAATATTTTCTACTCTCTTAAAATTCGTACGCAGAGCATTTAGCATCGCATTTTTATATTCATCTCTTGCTCTACCTTTCTTTTCTTCTCTTTCTTCAACCTTCATCGGTCTATTTACAATCGCATCAGACATAGGCTTGGATAGTTCTTTATCTAGTTCTTCCATCTTCTGTAGACGCTCAATCTCTAGGCTGAAATTATGGACCTTCTTTTCCATTTCGTCATAGACTAAAGCATCTTCTACAGAAATAAGGCCGTCTTTATCTCTCTTACTTTCAAGAAATGCCTTAGCACCTTCCCAAGCCTTATTACGTTTTTCAATCATCTCTAAAATCTTACTCATTTTTCTACCTCCAATTTTTCATTAAAAAAAGACGTTCCATTAATGAATCCGCCTTAATTCCTATATTTGTTTCTTTATTTTCTATCTTGCATTTAGTAGCTAACTTATCCATCAGTGAATTTACTACTTGTGCCTCCTGATACATCGTAGAAACCTGTGGAACTTCCACATCGGTAGTTGCACTTCTTTTTAAGATGTCATCTGCAAAACCAAGCTCTACCGCTTTATTAGCATCCATCCATGTTTCTGAATCCATTAGATGAGATAGTTTTGCTCTGGACAGTCCGGTCTTAATTTCATAAGCATTGATGATTGACTCTTTCACTTCATCTAGCATTGAGATTGCTTTTTCCATCTCGCCCTTATTTCCAAAAGCAATAGTCATAGGATTGTGGATCATAAGCATGGATACAGGACTCATTAAAACCTTTGTTCCTGCCATTGCAATAACAGATGCAGCACTTGCTGCTATGCCATCAATTTTGACTGTGATATCACCCTTATAGTCGATTAGCATATTGTAGATCTGAGCTGCTGCTACACAGTCGCCTCCTGGAGAGTTAATCCAAACAGTAATGTTTCCATTCCCTTTATTTAACTCATCTTTAAAAATCTGTGGTGTTACATCATCATCAAACCAAGATTCTTCAGCTATCGTTCCATTAAGGAATAGGATGCGTTCTATCACTTCCTCTTCGTTTTGGTTTTTCATTACTTGATTCTTCCACTTCCAAAACTTCTTCATTAGGTTCTTCCTCCTCTCCTTCATCACCTGCAAATGCTCCTGCACGATTTAGTGGGAGCATATTTCCATTTATGAGATACAAATCACCACCATCTTCACTTGGAATACGGTCTAGGTTTTCTAATTCTCTAATATCATTGGCAGACATCCACCCGTTTTGTCTGCCGATAGCATAGCCATTCATTCTTGATTGGTAATCTCCACGAAGGAGTCCATCAACATTGAATTTGACATAGTACTTTTTCTTTTCATCTTCAGTAAAAAGCCTTCGAACAATGGATTGCTCCCATCTTGCTACCCAAGGATCAAGAGTGTACTTCACAAACTCTAGAGATTGCTGCTCGATATTAGAAAAGCTAGACTTCTCAAGGTCACCTACCATATGAGGTGGTACTCTGAAAATCCTAGCTATCTCATTGATTTGAAATTTTCTTGTTTCTAAAAACTGTGCTTCATTTGGAGAAATGGAAATCGGCGTGTACTTCATTCCTTCTTCCAAAATCGCTATCTTATGGCTATTTCTTCCCGAAAAACCCTTAGACCAACTTTCCCTCATAGCCTCAGGATCTTTTACTGTTCCGGGATATTCTAAAATTCCACTTGGTGTTGCCCCATTAGCAAAAAACTTAGCCCCATATTCTTCTGTTGCAATTGCCATGCCTATGGCATTTTTAGCCATTGCAATAGGTGAATAGCCGACAAGTCCATCAAAACCAAGTCCAGGAATATGAAGAACATCTGACTCGTTTAACTTAACAATCCCTTGTTTTTCTGTTCCTGCATCTGAATCACTTACAAAATATTCATAGCATATTTTGCCCTTATCATCTCTATCCACTTTCATCCTATCAGGCATAAGTGGATAAAGACCTAAAACCTCACCCTTACCATTTCTGATAATCTGGGCATAGGCATTACCCCAAAGGAGTAAATGTGTCATCATAGTTTCTCTAAAAACGAAACTTGTCATTTCAGGATTTGGTTCATCGTGCAGCACCTTATATAACGGATGCTCTATTGCTTTTTCAGTTCCTGTGTCGGTTCTAAGGTATACATGAAGTGGCAAACTTGCAACTGCTTCAGATAAAATACGAACGCAACTATATACTGCAGTCATCTGCATAGCCGAGCGTTCATTAACTCTTCTACCAGATGAAGAACCGCCCATTAAAAAGCTATATGCACTTCCATTTGTTCTATTTATAGGCTTATCACGACTTTTAAATAGTCCACTTAATATTCCCATTAACATTCCTCCTAATTTTCTATATCAAAAAAGCACCTACTGTAATTAGTAGATGCTTATCGTTATGTTCTTTCATTATTTTAATAGCCATTCAATTACATCAATAGATTGAATCCCATCATATTCATCGTCAAGTGCTTTATCTAAAGTAATAACCATTTTTTTATAATTATTATGGATTTTTTGTAACGATTTCAATTCTCTTTCTCTTACCAATTCATTTTTCATGCTTTCAGTTACTTGAATATACATTTTTTCATTTGCACTTGTAGCAATAAAATCTACCTCTAAATTATCAATTTTTCCAATTGCCACATCAAACCCGCGTCTTAGCAATTCAAAGTAAACTATATTCTCTAAAGAATGTCCTCTGTCTCTATCTCTAAACCCAAGTAAATAATTTCTTAGTCCAATATCCACTATATAATACTTGCCAAGTGTTCTTAGATACTCTTTTCCCTTTATATCAAATCTCTTAACATCATAAAACATATATGATTCTTTTAATGCTCCTACATATGATGCAATAGTTTGCGTTGCTGGTTTCCCTTGTCGTTCACGATTTTGGATCATGTTTTCAGATACAAGCGTATTACTTACCGAATTAAGAGATGTATTATTTCCAATATTATCTGCTAAAAATAATATGATTTTCCTAAGTAATTCTGCATCAGTAATTTGTCTTAAGCCTCTTCTTTTTTCACGTTCAAGGATATCTCTAACAACTACAGTTGAATATACCCCATCGAGTAAAGTCATCGCTTTGTCTTGTTCAAGCCCAACATCTGCTATCCCAGGCATACCACCATATCGCATATAGGCATCAAATAAGTCTCTGATTTCAACAATTTCATCATTCTCATTTACTGCTCTTTTTCTCTTTTCCCCAATTGGTGTTTTATATTCCTTTAATTTATATCCATGAAAATCTATAAATTCCTTAAATGATAATGGATACATTTTTATTTCTACATACCTACCAGATAAATATGTAGAGTATTCCGATGACAGTAGATATGAATTGGACCCAGTTATATATATGTCGCAGTCAAAATCAACTCGAAATGAATTTATAGCATCTTCCCATCTTTCTATCCTTTGAAGTTCATCAAAAAATAAATAAGCCCTTTTTGTAGTTGGAATTTTTTTCTTTACATATTCATATAATTCTTTGTAATTCATCTCTTGAAACTCAAGGGATTCAAAATTTATTGCAATAATCTGATCTTGTTTAACTCCAGAATTTAAAAGATATTCCTGCATTAGTTTTAATAAACTTGATTTTCCACATCTTCTAATTCCTGTTATAACCTTTACGGGTTCTTTGTCTTTAAATGCAATCAATTGATTCAGGTATATATTTCTAGTTTTTAGCTTTTTCTCATAGTGCAACATACCATATCCCTCCTTTTTGATTACATTATACCCTAAACTTTTATTTTTATCAAGTTTGAGGTATCAATTCCCTAAACTAATCTTATTTCAGAAAATCAAGTTTTTCTGAAATAAGGATGACTCTTCCCTATCTATATTTCAAAAACAGATACCTACATAAATACACTCCCTCTTTCTTTCGCCTAATTATAGTATATTTTTAGGCGATTATTTATACTTGGCACTTTCTTCTGTGCGTTATAAAAGAAAAAACAACGCACAAAAGCAAGTCTTATCTTTACACAAATAAAATACCTCTACTATCATAAACACTTTCTGTATTTTGATTCCCACACCTAATTGCCCTATCAAGTGCCATGATTGTCGCAATCGCACCATCAATTTTTTCTGTGGATTTTTCCTTATCTGCTTTGATGTTTCCTGCAGGGTCTGTCCTAATAAATATATTATCCATATTCCATCTAAGAACAGGATGCCCACCATGAGCAATTTTTTGTTCTAGTGTTAGTTTCATAAGTTCTTTCGTAGGTGGGGACATGTCTTTAAAACCCTGTCCAAAAGGAACGACTGTAAATCCCATATTTTCTAAGTTTTGAACCATTTGAACAGCACCCCATCTATCAAAGGCAATTTCTCTGATGTTAAATCTTTCTCCTAACTTCTCAATAAAGGTTTCAATGTATCCATAATGAACTACATTTCCTTCGGTCGTTTGAATGAACCCTTGCCTTTCCCAAATATCATAGGGGACATGGTCACGCTTTACCCTTAAATCAAGTGTATCTTCTGGTAACCAAAAATATGGAAGTATCACAAATTTATCTTCTTCATCTATTGGTGGAAACACAAGTACAAATGCAGTAATGTCTGTTGTAGAGGAAAGGTCTAATCCTCCATAACATACTCTTCCTTCAAGTACATCTTCATTTACAGCAAAAGAACAGGCATCCCACTTATCCATTGGCATCCATCTTACTGCTTGTTTCACCCATTGATTCAGTCTTAACTGTCTAAAGGAATTCTCCTCACCTGGATTTTGTTTTGCAGACTCACAGGCAGCCTTTACTTTATCAATTCCAACCGTCACCCCTAAAGATGGATTTGCTTTCTTCCAAACCTCAGGATCTGTCCAGTCATCTTTTTCATCTGCTCCATAAATCACAGGATAAAAGGTAGGATCTATTTTCCTACCTTCTAAAATATCCTTAGCCTTTTGATGCGTTTCATAGCAGATTGAATGCGTATCTGTTCCTGCTGTAGTGATTAAAAAGTATAAAGGCTGAGTTCTGGCATCTCCTGACCCCTTTGTCATGACATCAAAAAGTTTTCTATTTGGTTGT